TAAGGCATCAGTTCAAAGTTTGATAGTAGATTACTATATTTAGTTTCTCGCCCTCTTAGGAATTGCTCAGACTGGTCGGAACCACGATCTTTGTATCGTTGTTCTAGGACATCTTTAGTGGTCTTTAAATAGACTACTTGAAGGTCGGTATTCGGTAACCCCATAGCGAACTCCAAGAAAGACTGATTAAAGACTCGGTCTCCTTCGAATAGGATGTTACAGTTATGAGTCTGAATCCACTTCTGCAACTCAGGCTGGACTGCCATGGAAAGGCGATCTGTTCCAGCAAAGGTTTCACCCTCTTGATATTTACCAAGAATATAAAGATCCATCTCTTCATTATACATGGCAGATACCAGTTTGGCTGGCTCCACTTCGATCCATTTCTTATCTTCCATAAACTTACGGAATAGAGTGGTTTTACCAGTTCCAGGTTGACCACCTACGGCAATCAATTTACGAGTTTTCATAGGGTTGGTTACCTTTACAATATTAATAGTGTCACCGACACCGAATCTATCATTAAACATTTCGTGCTTCTTGTATTAAATCTTTCAATTCACCTTCAGTGAATACCCATACTCTTCCGAGAAAGTGATGAGTGTCGCTATCAACATTATGTTTTTTAGTGAATGTTGCTTTCTTAATTATATCTCGTGACAGATTCTTAGACAAGTTTTCTTTAATCTCGTCTGCATAGGTTGGAACAGTATCTTTAAGTTTCATTAACTCGAACTCTGATACTTTATGTTCAACTGTAATCTTATTGAACGAATGTGTATCAAGAAAGTCTTCCATATCGAATCCACCGAATGATAGACTACTAGAAGATACTGTACCAGCAGTGTTAATTGTAATACTACCAGTGGTTAAATTATTAGGTATATTTGTACCAATTACTGTAGTCATGTAAACATCTCCAATCCATTTAATATAGGTTCTTCATCTTCAAACATCCAATCCATATTCTGCATTTTACCAGTGTTAAGGAAGGATGTAAATTTTTCTTTATCAATACCATGTTTATGGTCTAATCTAAAGTCAATTGTTTCTTCTCTTGACTGCCATAGAACATTCCAATCAATACCATACCAACCATCTTTCTCGCACTGCATAATTTCTTCTGCTTGTCTATCAAGATAGTATCCAAGATACCTTCCATGACTCTTTCTGAATATCTTCTTGAAAGAACACAAACAGGTTTCCATGGTAAAGTAATCTATTTGGGAGTCCAGTTCTGGAAATCTCGCTTTCGTTTCACTGAGAATTTCCCTCGCTTGTGCTTCCAGATTTGAATAATCGACTCCAGTGAGTTTTCTATCCATATCGTTATCCCTCCCAATGGCGAGAAGTAATCCATTACGATGAGAGCGAGAGCCATCGTAATCATCCAGCATGAGGCTAGTAGGAGTGATACGCACACCAGCAGTATGCTTAAGATGCTGAAGATAAAACCAAGTGGAATAACGACCAAACTTATGCAGCCCAGACTTAATGCCTGTCCAGAGATTATTAAAGTTCTCTTCCTCAGATTGTCCATAGAATTCTTCCAGTTTTTCTCGTTGTGTCTTGTTACCAATAAATTGCTGATAAGAAGCAAACATCACAGGGAGATGTCCTTTGTTCCACTTTGTATCAGTCTGATATCTTAATCGTTTATAGTTGGCAGTGTTCCATTGAGTCATACGATCAACAGTTGCCAACTCGAAGTCAGGAAACTCATTCATGAGAATCCAAGCAGTTGGAAGATAGTATGTGTTACCATACAACCAACACAACCACAACTTTTGTTCATCGTTATGTTCGTATCTTTTGTTTAGGTAGTTTGTCGCCCATACTGCTGGATCGCAGTCATCATACTTCAATGACCAAGCATACCAACGAATGAACGCTTCTCTACGATTTTGTTCTAGTCTATAATCCATTATAATAAAAACTCTTCAAGTGAAGGTTGTTCCATTAGTGCATCTCTTAACCATGCCTTACCAACTGCATCAATCGCTGTTTGGCTCTTTGCTCTTTTCTTCTCACCCCACTTGTATGCTTCCAAACCCTCAGCACGGAATTGATCTCGTGCTTTGTATGGTGGAAGTGCTTGTAGTGGATTGACAATGGCAAAGTCACGATAAGCAATCTGTTCTGCTCTCGTTGGAAACAATGGTTGGTCAGATCTGAGAGAGCCAGTTGGATCGACTGCCCAGAAGATGAGACCATTTTTATTGTGCCATGTAACGGAAGATGGAGTGCATGACATTTTAAGTCGTTGAGTTTTTCTTTCTTCAACTGCGTATTTGATCCATGCATCCCAACACTTTGATGCGTAACCCTTACCTTCTTGTCCTTCAAGTGTAACAATCTCATACAGATTACTATAACCATCTCGATTAAATGTAGCAAAGATTAAACAAACGACTTCACCATTAACTTCAAGTGCCAGTGGAGGTGCTTTGTCATAGTTATGAAAGCGATACCACAATGAATGTGCAGCCGATAAGAACTTGGTGTTCTTACCAGCTGGACTATTTTTAATTAACTCTTCAACTCTCGTTGAGTTAACAAAGTTCATGTTGTAAGTCCACCGCATCTGCAATATCTTCTTTTTCGATAGTCATTGCTAGTTGGTCATCAAATGTAATGTAATGATTCATCAAAGTGTTAATAGGAAATCCTGGAACAAATGCTCGTTTTATAACATCAGCAGTAGAAGTAATTATACATCCATTTGAGATATTTGTCAAGTATAATGGACGCTTACCATTGCGATAAAATCTAATAACTTTATCAACATGCAACTCGATAACTGCAAGGCTAGAATCTTTCCATCGAAGCAGTGGACTAATGCAATCTTCTGCTGTGTGTAAAATCAATTCAGTATCGTTTTTAGTTTCACAATCATAGCCATAGAGTTCTTTCCAGTTTTCTGGTAACTCTTGAGTAATAACTCCATTGTGGACTACTGAAAGATTTTCGTTGGCAATAGGTTGATTGAATTCTAAATCACTGGTACTATAACGACAGTGACCAATTAGATAAAGACTACCATCTTCATTGACATAACTTGGAAAGTTAAATGGGAATTCATCGGCAGGTACTGGTCGCTTCTCAGTGATAATCTTTCCATGTTTAACATAGGAGATTCCAGTGGCATGCATTCCTCGAATCTTAGACTCAAGAAACACACGATGCAGCATTAAGAAATCCTCTGCACGAGGTTCTTTAATAATTGCTCCGACTACTGAACACATTAGAAGAATCCTTCAAGTGAGTTTGCCTTCTCTGCTTCTGGATGATACTTCATTAATGTATCACGACCAAGTTTAGATTCGAGGTATTCATACCACTCATCTGATTCCCACATTGCTGGGCTGACACCATTCCATAGATGTCGTTGAGAACCATCTTCATATTTTTGGTCTGGATGTTCTTTATTAGTTCTACGATATTCAACAAAGTCATAACGACAATCTTCATATTGTTTAGATCCTAACTCAAGCATCTTCTCACGGAAGTAAACAACCAATGAAATTCTTTCTGCTACTTCATCGAGCAATTCAATCTGAGTATTGCCATGCATTACTTCATGATTGTTAATGAGTAACAAATCTCCAGGTCTTGGATTAACAGCAACACGATACTCTGGCGCAACCAAATAACAACCTTTGTAGTTACCATTGTTGGTTAGAGTTAATAGATTGGATAGACCATCAGTAAAATCACCAGCGTCAAAGTGACAAGCAGTTCTGAAAGATTTATTAACAGTCACAGTGGTAAATGGAGTTTGTGGAACTAAGAATGCAGGATCTAGTTTCTTTGCTGCTTCCATCTGATTATTATATCGCCATGGCAACAAGTCTTTGAAACCTTGTGCAAGTTGCTGAAGGAATGGATAAGCCATAGCAAACTTTGCTGGCTCACGAGCAGTATAAGATGTTGCACGACCATAAGGAATTCGAGGATAACGATCGAACCAACCAGCAATACCAGACATAACACCATTGGCATATGTAGTTGCACAAACATATGCTTTCTCTACTCGTCTGGCTTCAGCAATCATTTCAGATGCATCTAGTTTACGAACTTTCTTGACCCACTCATTGAAGACAAAGTTATCTTTCTTGACTGCTTGAATACCCCAAACATTATTTCTTGTAGATGGTTTATCAGTTTTACCTTCATGCTTGGCTTTAATGGCTTCGATTGGATCTCCATCCAAAGATGCTTTTGGGTTTAAGAAGTAGTCAATGATTTCTGATTCATATTCAGTAACCCATTCACGATTACCCAACTTCTCTGCTCTTGGACCTGCAGCCATACCTCTGTTTTGAGTTTCAGTTGCAGCCTCACGCAAACCAATGTATGCTTGGTCTTGTTGTTCTTTGCTGAAGTAGTTCTTACGAAACTTCAGAACAATTCTTTCTTCAGAGTATGTTAGTTCTGGATGTCCAGGAATTTCTGGCATGTATACATCGCAGTCCTCTTCAATCAGGAAATCATAATGTGACTCATCAGGGAACTGTCCCAACATATGAGTCATATCAAGTTTCTGTTTTGCTACAATTACCTTTACCATATCTTTCTCCTAAAACTTAAATCCTTCGAACGATTCTGCTTTTTGTCTACGACCAAAATTACTTTTATCAAACATTGGTTCATCGTCATCGCTCTTTCCTGAATCACTCAGCGTCTGTGCCGATGCTTCTACATCATACAGTTTCATCTTCGCTCGATCAACTCCAATAACAAATCTCTTGTAGAATCCTGGATCGTTATATCGATTCTTCAACTGTTTGACAATAATCTGATTCAAACCTTCCAACTCTTCATTGCTGACCAAAGCAAACATAAAGTCAGCTGTCGCTGGCAAACCAAAAGATTCAGAGGTATCTTCAAGTCCTGGATCCGAGTTTGTGAATCCAGAACGAGTAGTTTGAGTGGCTGATACAATTGGAACATTATACTCAACTGCCAATCCTCTTAACTCTTCTGCAATGCTCTTAATATATGTATAAGAGTTAATTGAACCACCTTGTTTCATTCGTTGGCTCGCACAAATATTCAGATAGTCAATGAAGATGATGTCAGGTTTAAATTCTCGTTTCAACTTTAGTTCTTCCAACAAAGCACGGAAGTGACCAGAGTGAGCACCAGCAGTTGGATATTCTTTGACAATCAATTTACCTTTAGTCTTAGCTGTAATCTTGGCAATACGACTTTCGTAAATATCCCTGTCAATAACTTTTAGCTCATCCATTGTTAGGTTCAGAAGATTTGCATCAATCCTTTCAGCGATTCGCTCTTCTGCCATTTCCATAGTTATGTATAATACATTTTTACCTTGAACTAGGCAACCAGCACCCACATGACACATGAACAAAGACTTACCGACACCAGTGCCAGCAAGACAGATATTAAGTGTTTTCTTTGATAGTCCACCCTTAGTGATTTTATTGAACATGTCAAGGTCGAATGCAATCTTCTCTTCCACCCTATGATAAAAATCATACCTCTCATTGTGGTCATCAAGATAGTCATGACCAATATGATTATCAAATGAAACGGCAAGAGCATCAGAAAGAATAGATGGGATCGCATCTTGTGTATGTTGCTTGTCGTTGCCGTCAATGATTCGGATTGCTGAGAGAACTCCATTATAAATTGCCCTATCTTTACAAAACTTTTCAGTATGTTCTAACATCCAGTCTGCATTGACTGGTTCTTGACTCAATGTGCCGATAAAGTCGCCAAGTTCAGACAACTCTTTGTCATTGAGATCTTTCCTGTTGCTAACTTCAATCTGTAGGATTTCTTTGGATGCTGGTTTGTTATACTTCGTGAAGAAAGAAACAATCTCGTCTGCGAGGATTACTTCTTTACGATCTGCAAAATATTCTTTCTTGATAAATGGGATTACTTTACGACAATAGTTCTCATCAAATATCAGATTGCTCAGAATCTTTTGTTCTATTCGCATCAATTTCTGTTCCGCCTGTATATGTTAAATTGTTTTCTGCTACACCTTGATGCAGTAATTCTTGTAGTATATCACCTATGTATGCTTCAAAAGGTTTGAAGTCTGTCATACCTTTATCAGCATTTTCAAGTATCTCATACTCAAACTTTAGATGGAGAGAATCATTCTTCTCATCAGGATCGAATGATACCTTTCCATATGTATAGATTATACCCTCAAACGCACCTTCAGTCAACTTAATTGCTTGGAGTCCACTGTGTTTGTGTTCAAGAACTTGGTATCTAAAATTACTCATCAAAATCTAACTCTTCCAATGCTTTATCAAGATCGTCTTCTTGCATCATCTGTCCACCTTGACCGATTGAATACTTACTCTTTACAAAATCATAAAACGATTTGCTTGTAAGAATTGATAACCAAAAGTCTTTATCATCAGTTTCTTTGATGCGATATTTCTTGGCTTCTACTTCACCAGTCTCTGGATCGCACTTGGAATACCATCCGTTGCTTGGTTTGACCACATGCTTGGATTCAAGAGCAAGATCGAGCAAACCGCTCCACTTACTAAGACCACCATCAAAAGATACGCTAACAGGTATCTTAGATTTTTCTTTAACATAACGACTCTTCTCTACATTGATAATAAAATTGTAACCAACGATTTCTGTTCCTTCTTTTTCTTGCTGGCGACCAAGAATGTAAACATTATCTGCTGAATACATTGCACCAGTTCCACCACCAACGATTGCTT